CACTTAGGTGTTGACGGCAATCAAGTTCTTAAACTTGATGATTCTAAAAATGTAACAATTGCTGATGGCAACCTTGTCATAGGAACTGCTGGTCATGGTATAGATTTTAGTGCTGTAACTAATGCTGGTACTATGACATCAGAACTTCTTGATGCATACGAAGAAGGAACTTGGACACCAACATATAGAACATCAGATGGTGCATCTATTACTGTAAATACTTACAATAGACAGCATGGCAGATATACAAGAATTGGTAGAAATGTTTTTTGTAGATTTGCAATAGGCACAACAAGTGTAACATTTAACAATGGACAAGTTGACCACAATTCAAATCATAGAGTGCAAATGGACGGATTACCTTTTACTGCGTCAAATGACAGTATAAATGGTGGTGGTGTTTCAGCAGTATTCTCTTCAATGGGTAGTGTAACAACTGGTGTTGGGTTTCTGATTAATAATAATTCAACAATAATATCTTTAAGAAATATGGGTGATACTGCTTCTTACAATGGTAATTTTGTTGATGACATATATACAGCACAAATGCGAAGTCACAGTTCTGGTGAAGGCAATATGCTTACTGGACAATTTTTTTATCAAACAGAGTAGGAAGTATTATGGCTAAAGGCGATATAACAAAAGAAGAAGTTTATGACAAAATAGAAGTTGTAAATGATTATAATGTAGAAGTGCGAAAAGCAACAAACATTATGGAAGAACAAGAAGATGGAAGTAAAGTAATGTTAAGTCAATCATTTCATAGACATTCATTACAACCATTTGATAGCTATAAAGATGATGATGGAAAATGGGTTCATAATGCTACAGATTTAAGTGGTGAAGATGCAAAGGTCAAAGCCATAGCTGAAACTGCTTGGGATAATGATACCAAGACTGCATACAAAACATTTAGAGAAAGTCAGACTGTTTAATGTATGGACCCAGTAACTGCTTTAGCTACAGCTTCAACCGCATTTAATTTAATAAAAAAAGGATTCCAAGCTGGACGTGATGTGGAATCTATGTATGGAGATATCGGTAAATGGCTTGGAGCTGTGTCTGATGTCAACCACGCAGAGAAGATGTCTAAGAATCCACCTCTGTTTAAGAAATTATTTCTTGGGTCAAGTGTAGAACAAGAAGCAATGGACGCTTTCGCTGCCAAAAAAAAAGCACAAGCAATGGAAGACGAGTTACGCAGTTGGATTAATATGGTACACGGACCTAATGCGTGGGCTGAGCTACTTAAAATGCAATCGAAAATTAGAAAGCAAAGACAAGAACAACTGTATGCTCAAGCAGAGTTTCGTTCTAAAGTAATGAACATAGTTGGCATTGTATTATTATGCACTCTTATCGGTGGTGTAATAATGTATCTTGGATATTTATTTTATTTAAAAAGAACAGGTGATTTATGACAAAGATGACACAAATAGTAGAAGATTGGACACACGTAATAGATTCTTTTAAGGTTATACCAAGAGCTTTGATACTCTTATATATGTATCTTACTTATAAGACTGTGTTCTGGTATATGGGTTTAGACTCGCCATCTCTAGAACAGAGTGGTATGGTATCTGTATTGACTTCTGCTAATGCAGTTGCTATGGGTTTATTTATGGGTAGGTCTAGTTGATATGGGTCTTAGTTGTTATACTACACGGAACGGAGATTAAAGAGAATGTCTACTTCAATGATTTGGATACGTGTCTTGGATATGCAGAAAAAGTTAGAAGCCAAAACACACACCAGCAAACTGCGTTTTCCAGAGTTTATGTTACAACTTATTGCATACCTCAAAAGGAAAAGTAATGTTTAGTGCTATCATAGGTCCAATTAGTTCTCTTGCTGGTACTTGGCTGGAAGGTAAAGTCAGTAAAGCCAAAGCAGAAACAGATATTAAAGTAGCCAAAGCTCAAGCTGAAGCTGAAGTTTATCGTACCTCTGCTACATCTGAGATGCTTAACGAACAAGCATTAACTGCACAAATGGCTGGTAGTTGGAAAGATGAGTTCTGGACAATTATTTTTGGTGCTATACTTGTTGCTTGTTTTGTTCCGTACACACAACCTTATGTAAAAGAAGGCTTTGACTTTCTTAATACATCAACTCCGACTTGGTTCTCCACTTGTTTATATATTTGTATTGGTAGTTCATTCGGTTATCGCTTTGGTAAGACTGGGTTACAGCTTATGAACAAAGGAAAGTAATATGGCTACTCCCTTATGGCAAAGAAAAGCTGGTAAGAATCCAGAAGGTGGGTTAAACGAAGCTGGTCGTAGGTCTTATAATGCTAAAGGTGGTAACTTAAAACCACCAGTATCAAAAGCTCAAGCAAAGAAAAGTCCTAAGTCGGCTAGTCGTAGAAAAAGTTTTTGTGCTAGAATGAGAGGTATGAAAAAGAAATTGACTTCTGCTAAAACAGCAAACAATCCTAATAGCAGAATCAATAAGTCATTACGTAAATGGGATTGTTAAAGGAGATAAGTTATGCCAATGGGTAAAGGAACATATGGGTCACAAAAAGGTAGACCTTCTAATGATGACAAGATGTCAGGTAAACAAAAGAATCTACCTGAAGCTTTGAAGAAAAAAATTATGGCGTCAAAGAAAAGGAAGATGAAGCGTGGCAGTTAATGAAGCTGGTAACTACACTAAACCTACAATGCGTAAAAGAATTTTTGCACGTATAAAGGCTGGTACTAAAGGTGGCAAGGCTGGTCAATGGTCAGCTCGTAAAGCACAGATGTTAGCCAAAGAATATAAATCTAAAGGTGGAGGTTACACAGGGTGAAGGCACCACAAAAAAGTTTACTCGATTGGGGTAAACAGAAGTGGCGTACTAAATCTGGTAAGCCTAGCACTCAAGGTTCTAAAGCTACTGGCGAAAGATACCTACCAACCAGTGCAATAAAATCTTTATCGGACGCTGAGTATCAACGCACCTCACGCAAAAAGAGAGAAGACACACGCAAAGGTAAACAGTTTTCTAAACAGCCAAAGAAGATAGCAAAGAAAACTAAAGGACATAGATAATGGATTTAGTTCACATCATTGATGGTTTAATTGCATTGATTGTTATGGGTGGTGGTTGGTTTCTTGGTAGTCAATCAAGAGAAGTAAAGCGTATAGATATTTTATTAAATAAAACTAGAGAAGATTACGCGAAGAGAGATGATGTAACTGTATCTATTAATAGACTAGAAGAAAAGATAGATAGAATATTGGAGAAGATAAAATGAATTTAATTGATGTTATAAAAAAACACGAAGGCTGTCGCCTTGATATGTATAAAGATACAGTAGGTGTATGGACAATCGGTTACGGACACAACCTTGCCGAAGGCATTGACCAAGAAACAGCAGACTTTATTCTTGGTAGAGATTTAGAAAAACATTCACAAGAGCTGGACAAACATAAACCTATGTGGCGAGAGCTTCCAGACTCAGCACAAGTTGTATTATTATCTATGCAATTCAATATGGGTTGGAATAGATTCTCAAAATTTGTAAAGTTTTGGAAAGCAATCGAAGCTAAAGATTTTAAAACTGCTGGTTTAGAGATGGAACAAAGCCGTTGGTGGGGTCAAGTTAAATCTCGTGGACCAGAGCTACGACAGTTATTACTGGATATTTGAGGGGTACAATCATACTAGAAGGTATCATTCCACCCCTCTGAGCGTCTTTATATCAAGACGTTTTTCTTAACTTTCCTGTTAAAATCTTTATCTGGTTGTTTAGCCACGTAAAAAAAGGGATACTGGTTTGATTGCGAACTGAAGTACGTGATTCGGTACTCATTATTTTTTTTTTAGGTGGGCGACCTCTTCGTTTCGTACTTGCTTTCATATTTATCTCCAATAAGTTTAACAACTTTTTGTTTATTAAGAACTGTTCTGTACATAATACCATTTATATTAGCTAACAATTCTTTTCCTATCAAGATATAGTCTATCCGTTTAGGCATCTTAGTGAAATCGTAAACAACCATTAGTATTTCTTCTTAAACAAATGTTTGGGCGCACGTTTTCTAGCTTTAATTGATTCGTCACCCAACCAAGCTTTTACTCTAGGTGCTTCTGTTCCATAGTTATTATATACAGTTCCATTTTTATCATACGAATCTGCTCTTGGGTCATCTTCAAATAGTTTGGTTCCAATTTCTTTTTTGTTTTTAAGAATAATTTTATTATCCCACGTTGTTATTTGTCTTGGCATATGCCCTCCTCAAGGTTAGTGAGGAAGGCTGACACCCCTGTAAACCTTCCTCGTAAATATTATATTGATTGTTCTGAATAGATTTGTCTATGCAAAACTTTTAATGCTGTCTTCATAATTTGTGTTTTAGTTAATTCTAAATTCATATCATTCTCATAATAAGATTGAAGCTCATTAACTAATTTCAAATCATCTGGTGTAAAAGGTATATTATAGTTGGTACTTTTAACAGGGTTCTTTGGGCGACCCCCACCCTTACTAACTTTACCAATCATACGTTTCTCCTTTCTCTTTCTTCTTTAATTCTACTGACATCTCATCTAGCTCTTTACCAAATGGAATATCATCATCAAGCTCATTCACACTTTCTTGTGGCTCTGTAAACCTAACAGATAGATACTCCATATCACCCTTGCTTTGTTTCCAACAAGCAATACGTTTCTCAAACATCTCAAGCTTACCAGTGTAATGTGGTTTTTTGTCATTGGGTTCTTTGTAACTGTTGGTAAATACTGCACCAGCTTTGACATACACTTCCATAAATGGTTTGCCATCACGTGATTCATCAGCCACTACTACAAACTTATGTGGCTTGTTATCAATTTCGCCATTACCTTGAAATAACATTTTTTGTTTTGGTCTTGGGGGAAATGTTGCACCCCTATTATTATTATCATATTCCATAATTTACTCCTTTATATTTGGATTATTTTTTTTATTAAATTTATCAGCTTCAGATTCTGCATACATATCACCACTTACATTAAGTAGTTTTAGTACCACTCTGTCTTTAGCTCGTTTTTCTGCCATAGCATAAGGATAACTATTTTTAGTATTGTATGGTGCAGATTCTCCAATAGACCATGCTTCATTGTTAGAATGTCTACCTCTTACCATCACTGCAACACATTTATTTTTGATGTCAGTTTCAATAACGATAGGATTATCGAATGTTATTCTTAAATGATTAGCAATTTTTTCTATTGCTTTATGATATACAACCATAGTTCCGTGACAATCCCATAAAGATGACTCACGAGTTTCGCCAATCTCCTTGAGAACTTTTATTAAATTTTCTGGTACTTTATTCGCCATTATTTACTCTCCCTAAATAGTTATACCGACCCCACCACTTCTTACCATTATCAGAATGTTCTGGTGTCATTACGATATCATAACCATCATCTTTTAAATCAAATATGATAGCTGATAATCTTGTAGCTTGGTACTGTCGGATAGCTTCCCAACTTGTTATAGATTTATACTCTTTTAAGTGTGCTAACACTTGTGCTTTTTGCGACAACATATGTCTACTCCTCAATAAGTTTGATTGTTTTGCGACCAGCTTTAGATACATTGACAGTGAGTAGGTCACAATATAACTCTCTGTCATTGTCTGTCACATTAGATGTAAGAAACTTCTTAGCATCTGCATTTGTTTTTGCATCATAGTAAGTACGCTTGTACTCGTGTGCCATATGCATAAACTCATTGTCGTGTGACATATTTCTTTTAACTTTATCATCAATAGGTACTAAGTCTGATGATGGTTTCATTACTTCAAAGTTTGTTGGTGCTTGTCCAGCTCGTAAACAATCCCAAAACTCTTCAATGTAAACCCATATCTTATCAAAATATTTTTGACTCCAACCTACTTTGACATACTCATACTTGCTGTTGCCAAAGATAACAGATAAGTAACAAGCATCTGTTCGTGTAAGAAACATATACAGTTGCATCTGACCCATATAATAATCAGATACTTTACTCATATTACTAAATGCATTGGTGTGTTTACATTCAATAACTGCGTAAGTATTTTCATACTTCATATGTTCTGTTACTGGACCAAGATTGTGTCTGTTGACAACTTCATCTTTTGGATAACGTGGTTTCATAATCAAACCATCTGTGTGTCCGTGAAGCTTTACACCATTTAACGTATGTCCGTGTGTATTATAAAGAGCTTCTTTCTCTATGTCTTTACCATTCCATAATTCCTCTGGTGTATGGTCACGAAACCACTCAAGATTAAAATCTTCTGTTGCAATGCCAAGCTGTACTGGTAGTACATCAGATAAATCTTCTCGTTCTTTTGCTCCAGTTTTTTCTAAGAACAACTCATACCAGTTGCCATTGAGTAGTCTGTTTACGTCAGACCCACCGATACTATATTTATTTTTAACCATAACTACCTCCTCAAGTAATTGTTTAATATTATTTTACATTGTATTTAATTTATTTTCAAGCGTTTTTATTAAGCTTAATCGTGATTCTAACTTACGATAAATAGGATTATATAGTTCTTCATACGTAGACCAGAACTTATTATACTTAGAATTATATTTAATCGTATAGTTTGCTAGGTCTGCTGGTAACTCTAACATAAGTAATGCCATTAGCTTTGCTTTTTTCTTGGCTGTTATCTCACCAACCTTTGCTTGAATACTGTAAAGAACTTCAAGCTGTTTTTCTAATTCTACTTTTGGATATGGTTCAATAGATTTTTTTGCAATGATATATGCTTCTTCAAGTTTGCTTCTGTCTACTGAATCAATGTCATAGCCTGTTACTATGTAATCAAAACCATACTCACCACTTGATGCAATGCCATTACGCTTGAAGCCTTTATCAAATAGTGTGTGAAGTTTTTTTTCTAGTTCACGTGTTGTAGTTTCTGGTGTCTTCCCACCCAAACGTAACGCCCACGATTCATCACGTCTTATTGCTGGTAATTTTTTTGATTCCATTCTTATCTCCAAAGTTCTTGCACACATATGATTATGTATGATACGTATTGTTATGTTACCTCCTCAGTAACTAATATTATAAGGGTAGTACTTCTCCATTGTACTACCCTTTAATTTTTTTTAAGCTATTTTTTTTATGAGCTGGTTTATCTTTTAAAAGTTTTAATGCACACTTTGCACAGTAGTATCTATAATTATCTTTCACATCTGCTGGTGCTTTATTACAAATCATACATTTCATAAAGATTCTATCCCAAGAAGTTTTTTAATTTTTTCGTTCTTTATATTGAAACATAAGTACGCTTCACTATTCTTTTCTTTTAATAGCATCATATCAACACCAGATTTCTTACCAAGATATGATGATATCAAAGCAAAACCTTTTGCTCTGTACTTTGATTCGCATATTAACTTAATTGTTTTATGATTTGCTTTAGCTTCTTCTGTATTGTCTGGCACCCATAACTCTATGTCATTGGGAAAATCTTTTAAGATACCACTTAATGGTTGTCTCCTTGCAGACCAACGCCATTCTTTGAATAAAGAAACCCACCAGTTTTCGTGATAGGTTCCTTTTCTTTTTTCTTTACTTGACATTGTTTACAACCTCCATATTTATTATGTCGACTAGTAAATCTAATTTAACTTGAAACTCAATGTTTGATGGTGTTTTATTTTTAGCTTCACCTTTGTTAGTGATGGTATCACAACCCCATAGACTTCCAATATCTCGTATCAAGTTGTACTTTATCTTATCAACTATCTCAGTTGGTGTATGTTTTCTATACATTATTTACCTCGCTTTACTTTCCATACTCGTTTTGAATTTTCTTTGTAACTTCTTGTGATGGCTGTAAAAGATTCTATTTTTTTAATAGCTCTTGCTAATCTTTGAGCTTGATTAGTTAATAGTATTACGCTTTCACCTTCTTTCATTTCTCTGGCTAAGTCTATCCAACGAAATAAATTAACGTGCGAATCGCTCACAGGTACTTCCTGTTCTATTGATATATTCGCCCAACCATTTAAAGAAACACGTCTTGTTTTATATGCAGTAGTATCATCACCCATTGTCTGCTCCCCAGTTTGGATTTTGCATATATTCTATTATTAAATCTCTGGCTGTCCAGCAATCAAGTTCAAAGTCATCTTCAAGAAAAGGTCTTACTTGTAGTACATTGTACTCACCTTTGTCTCTGAACCTTCTGATATAGTCAAAGATATCTTTCTTACATTCGTCATCAATAATCATACTGCCCTCCTATAATTGACGTTTGATGTGTGATGTTGATAGTCCTCATACAATATGTTTGCTGAATACACAGCAGTCTCTTGTACTGGTACACTTTGCATTAGATAATCAACGGCCTTTTGTGCATCTGAACTTGCACTCCATAATACACTTGGCTTTTCTTTTAGTATTTTTATCCAAGATTTTAGATAGCTTAGTGTATCTGATTGACGTTCACTATATATACCAAACTTTGCACATAGGAATGAAGCACCCAGCTCTGCAACTAATTCTTCTCTGGCATACACATCTTCATTACGAATCTTTTGTGTGATACCATCTCTGTCTAGCCTGTGTTTTGCTCCTGTTGCGTGTATATATTCGTGGAACATTGTACTGTAGTAACCATTGGTTGACTTGAACCATTTGGTTTCTGGTAAATGAACAGCGTCTTCACTGATTCTATAGTATGCTCTTCGTGTATCGCTGTGTTTAGTTTCGATATCACAATTCTTTAAGAAAGCATCTATGTCTTGATTAGCTGTGAACTCTAGCTCAACCTCTGGCTTGTCGATAAATTTTTCTGGCAAGTTTTCTACTTGGTCCTTGTTCCATACTGGATAGGCTGAGAAACCACCAGCATATTTATCTCCAGTTTCTTCATCAGTCTTTATGTATGGACGGATAGCAAACTGTAGTCCAGCTTTGCTACCTTTCTTTAGCTTACCACCTACACTATTCCATTGTTTGATTGTCGCCCAATCATTACTGGAATAGTTATACATCTGTGATGCAAACCACAACCACATTGCATTGCCACCACTAAACTCTATGTTACTTACAACATTTCTCGGTGGCGTAACTGCTCCATGCCAGGGGGCTTCCCACCCACTGGCACTCGCAACACCTGATTCTAGGTTCTTGATTATCTCTTCGACAATCTGTTGCTGTTTACTTGGCATATCTTTTCCCCCATTTCTTATTTGATTTGACCAAAGCTTTACGTATTATTTCAGTGAAGTCTGCAACAGGAACTAACTCAAAGTCTTTGCTTACATCTTGAACTGAAAAGATTGGAAGCTTTCTATCATCATCTTTACTTGTATGAAGAAAGGTAGAGATAGTTAGTTCGTGGTCGTAACTACTATTTGGTTCTCTGCATCTGAACCTTATACTAATCACGTCGTCTGTTGGACTTATCAGAAATGTTACTGATGTTGGATTGAAAACATTTACACTTGTTTCTATGCGTTGCATTTGTACCTCCTCGTACTGCAATTATAATTAAATTAAATGGGGGATAATACCCTACCTTATCCCCCAACTACTAGATGTAATATTCATTAGCGACTTAAATCACCCAATTTTTGACCTTTCCTAGTTGTTAATGTTTATATGTGAGGTGGGTCGTCATCATAGACTTCCCCAAAGTCTTCCCACTCTTGTTCCCAAGAGGGCTGACCATCTCCTTCGACTGTAGGGTCGCAGTCAAAACAGACATCAGGATTTTGAGAAGACATTTCGTCTGGTTTACACCAAGCTTTACATTCTGTGCATTGGTAACCAGTATTTGATTTATAAGTAGGACTCATTCCTTGACCTCCCTATTTCTAAAGTTATTAAGAACAGCCACAGCTAGTTCACGTTCAGTAAATATTATATACTTCTCACCACCCAACTCATACATAGAATCTGAATTGTGATATTGAATATACTTACTGACTGGCACGTGTTCTAAGTGTGGGTCATTAGGGTCATCTGTAAATAACAGATAGAACTTGTCGGTTTCGATATTGATATTGTACATATTAACTCCTCAGTTTAGTACATTGGTACATCAAAGTAGATGTATAATAATGTTATAATAAAATATAGAATTACACAAAGCATTAATAGTTTCAATGCTTCGATTGCGTAGAGTTTTATCTCTTCAATAATTTTATCTATCTTCATAATAATCT